ACAGGTTTTAAAAAATAATGCTAATCAAGGTATAGCAGTTGCAAGAACTGATGTTGATTCACTTGTTAGAAGATTACCTCTACTTCTTCGTACCCCTGATGGTTGGGTTCCTGCATACGGGACAGAGGTGTTAAAGATTTTAGCAGGAGCGGACACCTACGTTATAAAAACAAACGAGAATGGATTAGAGGAAATCAGGGTTAAGGGTTTGTCCCCTGTTCCTGTTGATTCTTTAGGTCGTAAATGGATTAGTTGGGTAGACACACCTCAAACAGATCTAAAAGAAATGGACGTAGAAAATAAATTTGTGTTTGTAGGCTTTACTGCTAAAGGTATTATGCCTCAGTTAGCAACTCCTGTTGGTTTATTGGAACCACACAAAATACAAGCTGCACTTGCAGAAAGTATCTTGATAGAGAATAGTCCTTACATACCTGACTACTCAATAGCTGTGGAGTTGTCTCTCTTACTTATTTCTATTCTATGCATCTGGGCTTTAATAAACTTTTTTGGAATAACTTTTGGTATTATTTATGCTGTCCTTTTTATGTCCTCTACTGGATTCTACGGTTATTGGACAATACAACAAGGGGTGTTGATAGACGTTACTTGGACATTAATTTCCCAATTCATAACTGCTTCTACTGCGTTTTATATAAGGTTTAGAGAACAATACAAACTCAGACAACAGATTAAGAAACAGTTTGAACACTATCTAGATCCTGCTCAGGTTAAAAAACTGCAAGATAACCCCGAACTTTTAAAATTAGGCGGAGAAAAAAGATTTTGTACTTTTTTATTCACAGACGTAAGAGGATTTACAGCCATGTCAGAAACACTTGAACCAGAAGAAGTAACTAAAATTATGAATGAAGCCTTAACCATACAACAAAAAGCGGTACAAAAATATGGCGGTATGGTGGATAAGTATATTGGCGACGCAATGATGGCAATCTTTAATGCTCCATTAGACCTTGAAAGACATGAAAATAAAGCAGTTGCAGCAGCAAGAGAGATACAGAAAAACATAAAAGAAGCCGACATAGATGTAGCGATAGGCGTCGGAGTTAACACAGGATACGCAGTTATTGGGAACATGGGAAGTGAAACACGGTTTGATTATACGGCAATTGGCGATGCTGTAAACACTGCAGCAAGACTAGAATCTGCAACCAAAGAAGTGGGGGAAGACATACTAATTGGCGATACTACTAAAAAAAGTTGCAATTTTGAGTTAAAATTACTGGAACCAATAAAAGTTAAGGGAAAAGAGAAACCTTTACAAATATATACAATTAAAAATGGCGACTAGAAAAACAAAATTGGACCAGCATGAAGAAATTTGTGCACTTAGATTTAAACAAATAGAAAACAGACTAGAGTCTGGTTCTAAAAGATTTGTTCGAATGGAACAGATGATATGGGGACTATACGTTTTAATTATTGGCTCACAAATTTTAGGAGCAATGCTTTCGTAATGGGTGATGTTTTAAGCAAAGTTTTGGCAGGAGTTGTTTTAGTTCTTGGAGTAGCTTTATATTTCTTATGGAACGAAAACGCTAGTCTATCTGCCTTGAACCAAGCATTTGAAATAAGAAACCAAGAACAGAAAGCAGCAATAGAGCAACTACAGGTTGACTTTAAAAAACAAACCGAAGGGCTATTAACCCTCCAATCCAAGAATCAAGAAATAGAATTAGAAATGACTCGATATCTAGATATTTTCAAAAGACATAATCTAAGTAAAACAGCAGCAGCAAAACCTGGATTACTTGAACCTAAAGTTAATAATGGAACTAAAAATGTATTTAACAGCATTGAAGAACTTAGTCGTAACATCGACGATCTTGATGATGGTCTGCAGTTGCAGTCTAATCCCAAGTAAACAACAAGTCGAAGTTATCACTAAACCTATAGAGAGAACTATAGTTCAGCCTGTTATGCCAAGGGAAATAGACTTAAAAGAGCCTTATTGGTACGTGGTGAGTGATAAAAACCTTGAAGAATTTTTAGGCAGAGTTGACAAAGAGCATGGTCAGGTGGTGTTTTTTGCTATGTCTGTTCCAGATTATGAACTCATGGCGTATAATATGCAGGAATTAAAGAGGTATATAGGTGAGCTTAAAGAAGTGGTTGTGTATTATAGAAAAGTTACTGTATCAGAAACGGAGGAACAGTAGTATGAAAATTTCAGAAGAAGGCAAAGCCTTAATTAAAAAATTTGAAGGTTGCGAACTTGATTCGTATGTTTGTAGTGGCGGTGTTTGGACCATAGGTTATGGACACACGGCTGGGGTAAAACAAGGAGATAAAATAAACCAAGACGAAGCAGACCATTTACTGACGGAAGATCTAGAAGAGTTTGAAGGTTATGTAAACAATGCTGTAGAGGTTGCTTTAGATCAAAATCAGTTTGACGCTTTAGTTGCTTGGACATTTAATCTCGGTCCATCTAATCTTAAGAGTTCTACTATGTTGGAAGTTCTAAACGAAGAAAAATATAGTAAAGTACCCAGTGAGATGAAAAGGTGGAATAAAGCGGGTGGAAAAGTATTGGAAGGTCTGATAAGAAGAAGAGATGCAGAAGCTCTTTTATTTGAAGGTAAAGATTGGTATGAGGTGTAGTAATGCCATTAAATAAATTTGTATTTCGTCCTGGGATTAATCGTGAAGGAACAGATTACGATAACGAGGGGGGTTGGTTTGATTCTAATTTAATACGTTTTAAAAACGGCAGACCACAAAAAATAGGCGGTTGGGCAAAAGACACGTTAGACACTTTTTTAGGAAAAGCCCGAGCACTTCATGGTTGGGTCTCTTTAGAGGGCACAAAGTATCTAGGGGTCGGTACAACTTGGAAATATTATATAAAACAAGGGGCTAATTTTGATGACGTTACCCCAATT